CTTTCACTGCATCGTAATATTGTTTGATGGTTAATTGATAGGGAGTGGCTTCGGCCACTCCTATATCAACAAAAGGATTGAAATGGGATTTGATATCATGCAGACTGCACTCGGACAAAAGTTGAATTTAGTCAACCTGGCTTTATACAACAAAGTGATCTGGGTATCTGTATTCAGAAGACCATCATTGAAGACATTTATTCTGGATCTTGTAAGACAAGACCAACTATTTGAACAAGGTATTGATGAAGATGGAGATGTGATCGGAACATACTCAGAATTCACTGAGGCACTAAATCCAGAGAAGGTGGCTGGTAGTCATTACACACTTAAAGACACTGGAGACTTCTTTGATTCTTTTTATATCGATGTCTTTCCGACATACTTTGAAATCAATGCCAATCCAATCAAAACAGATCAAGATGGAGACACAGAAAATCTATTCTACAAGTATGGTGAAGGAATTATGGGACTCACTACGGAGTCGATGGACAAACTCTCAAGAGAAGTCCTCAGACTCTATGAAATCGAAGTCAGAAGACTCCTCAAAATTTGAGGGGTACTATATGAGTATCGAGGTACTACCATTACACAACTGGATTAAATGTTCAGAAGGTGAACTCACCTATTGCCGAATAGATAGCCAGGCTGGATCAGAAGACGTTGATCACAAAGTCTGGGACATCATCTACGATGATTACATCAACAAACATGGACTCAATAAGATGTATGAAAAGATGTTGAATACCATGATAAAAAAAGCAAACGCAGAGCTCGACTTCTGTATCACTGGGAACAGAATAAAGTTGACAGAGGCAGAGATTCAAGAGACTAAACTTGAAACAATGCTATCAAACAAAGGATCTGGAATGACTATAAGTCAGACCTTGATTCACCTCAGTAAATGGATCGGACACTGGCTGAATCCTAAAAACGTTACCACTCAAGAATACTTTGATCTCTTGGGTGAATTTGAGAAACATAACAAACCACAAAGCAATGGCAAAGAAGATAAGTAGTAGAGACATATTTGATCAAGAAGATATCTTCAAAGGTATACGAGACTCTGCAAAGCAAACCATTACCATGATGAACAATCTCCAGAAGGAGGTCATGGAGACTGCTGATGCATTAAAGAAGTCTATCGGTGGTGCAAAGTTTGACTCTGCAAAGGCCATCAAGAACGTTGTGGATGTTACCTCAAAGGCAAACAAACTAAAAAAAGAATCTATCCAGATTGACAAACTCAAGAAGGATGCAATGATCAAGGAGGCAAAGGCACTCCAAGAACTTGAAAAGATAGAACAACAGAAACTCAAGACTCAGTCTCAACAGATGCGAAATGATAAGCAACAGAGACAAGAAAAGGAGAGACTGCAAAAGATAAACCAGAAGGCAGTAAAAACTGCAAATGATGAAGCAAATGCATACAAGAAACTCGCAAAGAACACAAGAGATCTCAAGAACGAATCCAAGAGACTTGGTGCAGAGATGTTGCTACTCGAACAATCTGGAAAGAAAAACACAAAGGCATACAGAGATTTAAGCAACCAATATAAGAAAGTAACTGCATCAGCAAAGCAAGGAGATCAAGCACTCAAGAAACTTGACAAGTCTGTAGGTGACAACTTCAGAAACGTTGGTAATTACAAAGATGCTATTAAAGGACTTGTCGGTGTACTTGGTACACTTGGTGCTGGTATTGGATTGGGCCAGATCTTTAGGAATGTGACTGGAGTGATGATGGACTTTGATCAAGCACAAGCCGATCTCACTGCAATCTCTGGAAAGACAAAAGATGAACTTTCTGGACTTACTGAACAAGCCAAAGAACTTGGAGGTACTACTCAATTTAC